AATATCTCTAAGCCCGCTTTTTTAGCCGTATCTACTTTAGAGTGATTATCTTCACCTACCCCTACGGTATATATTGGAGCTACAGGGAAACCATTCTTGTCTAGCCACGCCTTAGTAATAGATGTGTCTATAGGTCTAGATGTTATGTAGCAATGTGGTTCGAAAGGTATAGTGTCTACCTTAGGTTTTAAGTTTAACCAAAACTCTTCGTCACCCACTACAGACTCAAAGTACTGAGCTATGTGGGGGTCGTTCCAATATGTAGGTCTACTCTCCATGTCAGGGAACTTCTTCATCATACCTCCAGTAAAGTCGGCTAGAACTTCGTCGATATCTAATCCTATCTTATTTTGAACTAAGTAGTTGTGTGGTCTGTCGTCTCCTTGAGGATAAATACTGTAGTAAGCAGATAAGAAGTGAGCGTTACACTGTACATGGTCTATGTGCAATTCGCCTGTCTCAGGGTCATAATCTTCTCCTCTTTCAAAAGCAGCTATGTGCCTTTTCATAGACGCTAGAACCGTAGTCCAATTCATACCCAATTCCCAATTTCTTTCTACGTATTTGTTTGCTCCCGCAGTTAATACTTTTACTATCCCTTCTTGAGCTTTAGGGTGTAGTAAGTCGTATCGAGGTTTATTATCGTTATACCTCAATCCTTTGCCTTTTTTCATAATGTTTGTGTTTATTTAATTAAGTGATGCTACTAGTAGTCTTCCGTACTCATCGACGGACTTAAAACATAAGTCGTCAAAACTATTCATGTCCATCATAACTATAAATTCTCTTCCGCTTACCATAGTTACTCTGACGCTGTGTTCGTCGTTTGCTTCAAAAGATTCTACTCTGTTTAAATCAATTATCTTCTCTGTATAGCCGCCTTTACCTAAGACGGCTAGTCTTTCAAAATATGCCATTTAAAATATATCGGGTGTTGGTTCTACTAGAGGTAAGGGTGTTTTCTCAAGTCTCTTAGGGTTTCTAGCTAAATACTTTTCATACATAGGGTTGTTACCTTGACTATCGAAGTACCCTTTAAATCCGTCTACAGTTTTAAAGGTCAGAGAGATACATTTGTCGATAGGTGTTACGCTACCTCCGGTCTTCTCGTCTTTAACTTTGAACTGCCTCAACTCCATCACGGTTCTCATAGCAGGTATACTGTGATTCCTTATTCTATGATAAACCATAAAGTGGTCACTCCTATTGGCAAAAATGTTCCCGCCAATTGCGTCGTACTGAGTAGGAGGCTTGAGATAACCTTCTTGGTCTCTCGGCGCTCTCGTTGCGTCAGTAGTAGGGTGAACGGTCATAAATATTGCGCAAACGTGCTTACTAAAGATATTAAGTTTCGATAGTAAGTCATCGTTGTAAGAGTACACGTTTGTAAGTGGGCGCTTAAAGTATGAGAAAGGGTCTATCAAAAGTCCGTCAATATTAAACCTCTCTTTTAAAACCTCAGCTCTCTTTAAAATATCCTCTATAGTGTAGTGTGTCTCGTTCTTAAAGATAAAGAAATGAGAAGAGATGAAATCTTTGTACTTACTGTACTCTTTCATCTTACCTTTAAAACACTCTATGTCTTTACCTGACACTGCCTCTATTAAAGTTCTTTTAGTTGCCCACACTTCATTCTCTCCGCAAGCTATTGCGAACTTCTTTCCGTAAAGAACTGATAGCGCGACTAACTTATGTAACTCCATGTATGTTTTACCTACACCTTCAAAAGCTAGTATAAAGTTTAGGGTGTTCTCCTTAAATAAGATGTACTCATCTAAGTCTGCCCAACCATAAGACAACCCTAAAGGTATAGTACCCTCAATAGATTGTATTAACTTTTCCTCGTCTTCTCCGGACTTAGATAAGAACCCTAATGTAGCTATCTCATCGTCGTAATCTTTCTCAACCTTAACCTCAGACTCAGCCTCCTTAACATCAGCCTCCTTAGTTCCGTAGCCAAGCTCTCCAAGCTTAGCGTAACCTACTCTATAATCTCCGTCCGCTTCAAGCACGCAGAATATAGCTGAGTTAGAATAAGGTCTCTCAGTCTCAAAGTCAGTTGACGTAGTGAATACATATAAGAAGTTGCCTTCTAAATTGTATCCTGCAGAAATGCCTTCTGTCTTGCCTGGCCTAACTAACTCTACCCACTTATCATCTTCTCTTACTATTACCCATCCGTGTTTCTCTAACAACTCAATTCCTATGTCAGGGTCTGAGTTATACTTAGGGAACGGGTCTTTGTACTCATTGTTTCCGTAGTCTTTCTTCTTCTTAACTAGGCTACTATCGAACAGTGCTGAGGTGCTAAATAATATAGCTCTCTCTTGCTTAGATATTGATTGTATATTCTCTAAGTCTCCGAAGATAACTTCGTAACCATCAGAAGGGAAGCACTTTAAGTACCCACCTTCTCCTCTAGTCTCAATAAGAACTTCCTTGTCCTTATTCATAGCTAGTTTTCTATTCCCCTCTATAACATCTGTTCTATATAAAAGGTGGTAACCATTATTAGCCGTCTTAGATACAGTCATCTTAGCTAATAAGTTCTTAGGTATTCTAGCTTTCCAATCTTCCCACAACTTATCAGGATTATCAGCGTACTTTAGGTCAAAGTCTAAGCCCTCTAGCCCGCCCGATATGGCTCCCGTACATATTCCTATGTCGTCAAAGTTATAGTTATCTACCTCGTCACCTATCGGTAAGCCCCAATTCTTTCTGATGGGTACTTTACCTCCGTGTGGGAGCGGTACAGGGTTCAAACCTGCTTTAAGGTAGGCTTTAGCTTCTGTTCTTCTCATTAAATCCGTTTATTAAATATTGTGCGTATACGAAATTACCGTGCTGAGGTAATCCGTCCTTCCAAGATGTAGGGAATATCCTCTCCCCACTCTCTAACTCTACGTAGAAATATTCGAAACCTTTAGGTGCTCCTTCAGCCTTCTCAAGCTTATTCTTATCTCTGCACCAAACTTTTTCTAATTTCTGTTTCCAATTTCTAACTAGTTTATTGTTTTTGTCGTACCAATCGTTGCTACCGTAATATTCACAGAACTCTTTCCCGTTAACTAAATAGCCTAGGGACAGTGCGTAGTCCGAAACTTCGCTTGGAGTAGGAGTTTTGAAAGATGTATTACTTTCAAAGTCTCCTTTCTTAAAAACCTCTCTGAATATTTTAAGCAGTTTAGGGCTTGCTGACTTACCTTCGTCTAAAGCTTTTCTAATATTAGTTTTAGACTTGGGTAAACTCTTCCAATGGTCTACTACAACAGCGTGTATCACATTACTATCTTCGTACCCTCTTATGTACCCTTTTTTCAAGAGCGCTCTGTAAGATTTGTCAAAGTCTTTAATACTTAAATCAAATAGTATTTTGTCTTTAAATAGTGAAACTACACCTAAGGTAGTAATATTAGGTTGGGATACTAAGTAACAATAAAGTAGTTTAGAATTAGGAGAGAGCGAAGCGAAGTCCGCATCTCCCCATAGTTTCCCAAACTTTACCATTAGAACGGCAAGTCGTCGTCTGAATTATTTGCACTTGATTGTGCAGAAACTGAGGCTGTGTCTGTTACGTTTAGTGCGTCACCTTTGAAATTTGAGTTAGAGAAATCTACTATAGTGTCATATAGAAAATCTTCTTGCTCTGAGTAATCCCAAGTAACCTTACGTCCTCTTGTTTTCTTCTCAGGCTGCGGTAGGTCTTCATAAGAGATAAAGTAATCAAGCTTATCTCCATCTTGATACATACGAACACCGCTCTTAGCTTTACCATTCTCGGCTTGCTCAGCAGTTAAGCTCCACACTCCGAAAACTAATTCAGATGATAAGTCAATTCCTCCGCACTTTCTAGCGAAATCTTTAGCTATCCTACCTGTAACATCTCCTAAAGATATTACAAACTTTTCATCTACATCTGTAATCTCTAGTTCTACGAACTCTCCGAAAGGTAGTTCTTTGACAGTTACGTTAGTAAGTAATCCTGATACGTCAAACAATACGTAGTAGAATACATCTTTGCCTTCGTTCTTACCTTTTGTTCGTTGCCTAACCTTTACTCCTTCTTGGTCTAAGCCTAAGCTATCTAGTTTGGATAATAGTTTATCTTGCTCATCATACTCGATTACGATGTTACCTTGATACACGTTTAAAAATGTTGTGTTTGAGCCTCCTCCGACTCCTCTTGAATTCACTCCCATGAGTTTAGTGTTTAAATTTAAAATTAGAATATAATATTTGTCTTGCCTCGTAGAACTTCTTGTCTATTTTGAGGGCTTCTTTTTCTTCTAAGATTACTCTTCTCTTCTTTTGATACAGAGCTTTCTTATCTTCAAACTTCTTTATAAGTCTGTCCACTTTTCTTTTTACTTCATCTTTGCTTAACTTTTTGCTTTTAAGTACATTGTTCTTCTCTCTTTCAAACTGAGCCCATAGCTTAGAGGACTCTTTAACCCAATAAGATACTATGGCGTCTTTTCTTTCTATCTCCCTTTTTAATTCAGTTATCTTCCTACTGTCTGTGTGAACCATAACCTCAGTTATAGTTTGTTCGAATCCGACTTGAAGAATCCTATCTGATATGTCAGGGTCAACCATTTCGTAGTAGTTACTATGTCTAGTGTCGTACCACTCGTAGTATCCGTCTATGTGCTTAGAGATTCTGAAACCTCTGAAGAAAATTACATCTTCATAAGGGAACTCTCTAACAGAGTGAGGCATCTCTTTTATAGCTACCTCATATATAAGTTGTGTTATATCTTTCATTACGTATTTTGTTTTACGCAATATACGAAAAATATATCGGAAAACCAAATCTATTTACCCTCTAGTCTCTTCGTAATCCTAGCTT